ATTGCATTGTGTTTGGAGATGAAAACTTCTGCCCAAAAGCCTCTGCGATCCTTCAAACTTGATTTAATGGCAAATAAGGATCTATTTGTATAATCCATCAGCTCAAATTGTCTAAATACCCGTTTAGGATATGGAACGCGAAATGTTTTATATATATCATGGTAGTTCCGAACATTACCTAATATTTCAAAACATCTAGACTGAAATAACTCAAGGTCTGTCATCTCAGGAAGGTCACCTGAACCAAATAAAATTCGACTCGTCAGCCGATTAATATTTCTATAAGGGCAACCATCTAGCCATTCACTACCAAGAAAGAATACTCTGTCTTCACCAGGAACACTTTGAGATTCAAACTCTATATTAGAATCAAACATTTCTTTTAAAATCTTCTGAAATCGTGAGAAATCTATTTTAAAAGTTGTTGATATGATAGTGTCATCCGAAGATACATATATATTAAACATCGAGTCTCGCAATACTATTTTATTCATATAACAATACCTTCGTAATGCAACGCTCAACATATACAAATTACAAAGAGAACCGAAAATTGAAGTAAACCCACTTCCACTAGGAATACCACGATGTCTCTCTCGAAACTGCAGTTCCGGATGAAAAACCGGCTGTGTTATAAACCAAGACACAGTATCAAGAAATAACCGCTTTTCAATAGTATTAAGCCTTAATACAAGGGTGCAAAGATAAGATACTGTTGCGATTACAAACGGAGGAACCCGGTGATCAAAGCCACTATAATCTATGCAAAGTACATGTCTATCTTTTTGTTTGGAAACAAGTTTGCTGATCATTGGTTGTGTATAACCATGTATACAATGTGAATCAACACGATCGATAACATATTTTATCGAACAATTAAAATATGTCTCTACTACAATAAAATAATAGCAAACAGCAAATACAAGCCTAGTCTTTAGCCCAGAATTTGTTATCTGTAACCGCACAAAGGCAGCGCTCAAAGGCACGATTTCAAATTCGTTGATGTCTAATGAACGTAAATCTAAAGACATGAAAGGGATCTTATCTAATATCTTCAAAATCTTAGACTTCACCATTTTCTTCGTTAACCAAGGTTCGGGCAATCCTGAAGAAGCTTTAAAATTTATCTGTGATAAAACTGTCTCCTTAGATGGCCTATAATCAGTAGTAGTGTAACC